TAGAACAGCAGCCAATAACGTTGGCGCCAGTGGAGTATTCTCATCTAGTGCCTTCAATAATGCCTCACTAAACTCCGTTACAAGTTTACCAACTGCCGTTGACGGCAAGATGAAACTGATTTCATCACAAACAGCGTCAAGTGATTCTACTATTTCATTTACATCTGGTATTGATTCAACATATAAAACATATGTTTTTAAGTTTATTAATATTCATCCTTCAAATAATACAACAACTTTTCAAATGAATGGAAGTACGGATGGTGGAAGTAATTATAATGTCACAAAAACAACAACATTTTTTGCTGCTAACCATGATGAAGCAGATACTGTTACATCTTTAGCTTATGCTACTGGAGCAGATTTGGCTCAATCAACAGGTGTTCAAAAAATTGCTACGTCTGTAGGAAATGATAATGATGAAAATTTTGGTGGCGAACTTTGGTTGTTTAATCCTAGTTCTACAACCTATGTAAAACATTTTATGGGTGTAAATCAAATTTCAAATCACTCAGATACATCAGCACAAGAATTTTATGCTGGTTATTTTAACACAACTTCGGCAGTAAATGGTATTCAAATTTCAGTTAGTTCTGGTACAATTGAATCAGGCACATTTACTTTATACGGAATAGCATAATGGGAACACGAATTACATCACTTGCTAATAACTTTGACACAACAGGAAAGTTAAAGGCAGCAGGTATCAACAATGCCAGTTTAAGTAGTATTACAGCGTTGCCTGCTGGTGCTAATGCTGGTAAGAAAACTCTACTCAGTACACAAACAGCATCTGCTAGTGCTTCTTTAAGTTTTACATCTGGTATTGATTCAACATATGATGCTTATTGTTTTAAATATGTTAATGTTCATCCAGGAACAGATAATGTTACTTTACAATTTCAAGGTTCAACTGATGGTGGTTCTAATTACAATACAACAATGACAACAACAGTTTTTATAGCAAAACACCATGAAGATGATTCGGCCACACAATTAGTTTATAGAGCTGGACAAGACCAAGCACAAGGCACAAACTATCAAACAATTAGTGAAGAAGATGGTGCTGATAATGACCAAAATACCAGTGGTGAATTGTGGTTATATAATCCTAGTTCTACTACATATGTTAAACATTTTATGAGTAGAATAAGTGTTGCACATAGTGCTGATAGAGCAACAGATGTGTATGCGGCTGGTTATTTTAACACTACATCAGCAATTGATGCTATTGATTTTAAATTTACTTCAGGTAACATAGACGCTGGCACAATCAAATTATATGGAGTATCAACAAGTTAATGGGACAGGCAACAAGAAATATCGCTAACAGTTTTACAACCAGTGGAGTAATCACTTCTAGTGCTGTCAACAATACATCTTTAGGAAACATTACTGATTTGACATTAGGTGGTTCATTAATATTATTAAGTGAACAGACAGCATCCGCTGATTCTTCTATTAGTTTCACTTCAGGTATTGATTCTACATATGATGAGTATTGGTTTATTTTTAATAATATTCACTTACAAACAGATAATGCTAATTTTATTTTTAATGGTAGCACTGATAGTGGAAGCACATATTCTGTTGTAAAAACTACAACTTATTTTGATTCTATTCATAGAGAAGATGATGCAGGTGGTAGTATTCAATATCAGACCAATTTTGATTTTGCCCAAGCAACAAATGACCAACCATTACATAGAAATATGGATGCAGATAATGATAGTTGTTGTAGTGGAATTTTAAAAATATTTAATCCAAGTTCAACGACTTATGTAAAGCATTTCTTTTATAGGGGTAATCATACATTTAATAGTACACCTCAACATTCAATGGATACATTTGTTGCAGGATATTTTAATACAACAAGTGCCGTTAATGGTTTTAGATTTAAAGCAAATGGTGGAAACATTGATGACGGAACTATCCAATTATTTGGAGTGAAATAAATAGAACTATGGGTGCTAATACAAGAGGATTTGCTAACTTACTCAACACAGACGGCACTTTTCTGTCTGGTGCTATCAATAATACTTCCGTATCAGGTATCACTGATTTACCGACAACTGCTAAGAGTGATTTAGTTCCAATTATCGGCTATGGTTTAGGAAATGATGCTGCTATGGAGCATATTGATGGAGACCGAAGTGGTGTTGCTGTTTTTGATGGTACCTATGATGCTTATTGTTTTACATTTACAAATGTGAGACCAACTTCCGATAATGTAGATTTTCAATGGAATGCTTCTACTGACAGTGGTTCAAACTTTAATGTAACCAAAACAACAACTGATTTTGCCGCCGGACATGATGAGGGTGAAGTTTTTACTTCAGGAAATTTATCATATGATGTTGATGCTGACCTTACTCAATCTACAAGTTATTGTAGAATTGCTAGAGGTGTTAGTTCGGATACTGACCATGGTGTGTGTGGTGAATTGTGGATATTTGATGTTGCTTCAACAACTCATGTAAAACATTTTTATAGTAGAGTAAGTCAAAACGATAGAAATAATTTTCTTTATAACCAATATATAGCAGGATATTTAAACACTACTAGTGCTGTTGATGGTGTGGCTTTCAGATTTTCTTCTGGTAATTTGTCAACAGGAAGTATAAGAGTTTATGGATTAAAATAATGGGAATAATAACAAGAGCATTAGCAAATAATATCACAACAGGAGGTGTTGTTGCTTCATCTGGTGTTTCAAATACTAGTGTAAGTGCTGTTACAACTTTACCATCTGGTATCGAATTGAATGATACCTTTCAATTAATTTCAACACAAACAGCATCTGCTAGTGCTTCTATAAGTTTTACATCAGGTTTAGATTCCACTTATGATGTTTATTGTTTTAGATTTTTTGATATTCACGGATCCATCGATGATAAAAACTTCACATTTCAAGGAAGTACCGATGGTGGTTCTAATTATAATACAACAATTATGTCAACACATATTGCTGCTTACCACGATGAGGCAGGTACGAGTGCTAATTTTTCCTATGAAACTGGTAGAGATTTAGACCAGAGCACTTCTTATCAACCTTTAGCTGGTAGAGTGGGTGCTGATAGTGACCAACAAGTAAGTGGTGAATTATGGTTGTATAGACCTGATTCGACAACTCAGGTAAAACATTTTCTTTCTACCTCTAATTCTGCTTACTATAGTGATTATAGTTTTAATCAATTTGTTGCTGGTTATTTTAATACAACTTCAGCAATCGATGCCATCGATTTTAAAATGGCATCTGGCAACATAGATGCTGGAACAATCAAACTCTTTGGTGTAAGAGATGTCGAAGTAGGTGGTATCTAATGGGAACAATTACAAGAACATTTACAAATAACATCGGATCAAATGGTGTATTAGGTTCAAGCGCTTTCAATAATGCTTCGTTAAATAATGTAACATCTATATCCGGTGTAACTATGAAGTTATTAACGACTGCTACGGCATCTGGTGATGCTTCTTTAAGTTTTACATCTAATATAGATTCAACTTATGATGAGTATTGGTTTGTGTTTAATAATATTCATGTTTCGAATGTTAATACAATATTGACATTTATGGCATCTACAGACGGTGGTTCTTCTTACGGAGTGGCAACAACAAATACTTTTGTAGAATCTCAACATAATGAAGCAAATACTATTGGTAGTTTAACATATGACGGAGATAAAGACCAAGCACAAAATACTGGTTTAATATATTTTGGTCCGGCTGCTGATATAGAAGATTCTGCCTCTATGTCAGGTATATTTAAGTTATATAATCCAAGTTCTTCAACTTATGTAAAGCATTATACAAGTATGATACAAGGTATGGAACACGACAATATATCAACACTTGTACTAGGTGGTGGATATATTAATACTACTTCACCAGTAAATGCTATCAAGTTTCAAATGACATCAAACACAATAGATACCGGAACAATTAAGTTGTATGGGGTGAGTTAACGTATAAATAGTAATAAGATTTAAGGAGATTTAATATGCCAAGAACAAAATTAGTCAATGGAGTGAGAGTAAATCTAACTGCTGAAGAAGAAGCAGCAAGAGATGCCGAAGAGGCTGCTTGGGCTGCTGGTGCGTTCGATCGAGCAATTGCCGATATGAGAGCAACAAGAAATAGACTTCTAACAGAAACAGATTATCTAGCACTTTCTGATCATACGTTATCAGCAGAAATGTCAACGTATCGTCAAGCATTAAGAGATTTAACAAACGGCTTAACAACAGTGGACGAAGTAAACGGCGTCACTTGGCCGACAAAACCATAAGGAACAACATGATTGCTCACTTATATAAAATAACAAATAACTTGACAAACCAATACTATATTGGTAAAAGACGAGGCAGTGAGCAAGGCAGATATTGGGGTAGCGGTTTAAGAATTAAAAGACATATTAAGAAGTATGGTAAAGAAAACTTTACTTATGATATACTAAGAATAGATAATGAAAATAAAATCTTTAAGTTAGAAGAAAGATTAATTACAAATAACTAC